TCAGGTCCGGCCGGCGATTGCCTTCCTGCAACAGCGACAGCATGGTCGTGGCCGGCGTCCGACCCGGCAGTTGCTGGATGTTCCCGAGTTGGATATCCGAGATGCCCGTCCGGCGTTCCCCTAACGCTTGCACACTGCTCTGCAGCAGGGGCAGGCTCTGGTAGATATCGGCCATGGGAAAGACGCCGAAGCTCGTCCGCACGTCGTCATCGACAATCCAGACCTTGTTGGGATAGAACGGCTCACCCGGGGCGATGTTCGCCCCCGATTTCGCCACCACCATGCGCGAGTTCGCGAGCAGGACGTTGTCCCAGTTAAAATTGAACAGGTCGGACGCCATCGCCTGGAAGACTTCCTTCTGCTGACAGACCCCGATGCCGTAGAAACCTTCGCCGGGGAAGTAGCGCACCACCTCATAGGGCCGTTGCCCGTGCGTGTAATAGCTGTAGACCCCGCGGACGATCTTCCGCGTGGGCTGGTGGAACCAGACGACGATGTCCTCTTCGCCCGAGTCCCCCTTCGTCGGATACCGGGCATGGATCTCCCAGAGCTCGATCTCGCGGACGACCTTCGTGCCCGCACTCCCTGCCCCCGTCTGCCCCGCCATCTGCGTGGAGGACTTGTCCCACTGCTGGCTTTCCGACGACGGCAACTGGGCCCCGCCGACTTCCCGTTCGGCTTTCCGCACGTACTCATCGTAATCCGTCGCCCCCGACTCCTCGAACTTGATGATCAGGTCCAGGACGTCTTTGTCGATGTTCGGGAGGAACGGTTCCGTTGCCGTCGCCATCCGCCGCAGCGTCCCCACAGCAATCCGCACGCGTTCGCCGACCCAGGGGGCCCCGCCTTGCGCATCGGGCTGAATGGCATAGCTGTAGGCGGGGATCAGGAAATCCGCGAGTCGCACGTGATCGACGAACGGCACCCCACGCGTCTTGTCCACCCGAATCACCCGGCCGAGCGGATCATAGGTCAGCGTGGGATAGCGCTGGTAGTCCCAGCCGGTCTTGTAGATGCCCGTCCCGAGCTTCGTCATCTCCAAGATGACGCGCTTGTTCACGTTGAACATCTTCAAGATGTTGCGATCCAACCAGGTCAGCATGTCCTGCAGGGGCTTCGCCGTGTCGACCCAGCGCTCGTTCATGGGCGAGATCGTCCACAAATCCTCGGGCGCGTGAATCGTCTGGACGAACTTGGCAAACAACTGGTCGACGTCGGTCGCCGTCAACGGCAGGACGTAGTTCGCGGCCCCTTCATACGGGAAACTCTTGGTCGCTTGCGTGGCGGGCGCGGCATACTGCTGGAGCCAGCGGAGCCACTGCTGCAGGAGGGGATCCCGGGCGGCAATCCCGTCGATCAGCTCGGCCCCGATGTATTCCACAAACTTGGCTTCGCGGCCTTTGCCCCACTGAATCGGGTCAGGCACCTACTCGCTCCACCGGTATTGATCGGCCGGCAGTTGGGACGCACAGGAGCGACACAGGGTCTGGAGCCGCCACTCGTTTTCAACGGTGAGGAAGCGCTGCCCGTACACGGCGTCGGTGTCGCTCACCATGGTGCCGCAGGACGCGCACGCCACGAGATCGACCGACCTCCGAGACGCCCGCGCTTTAGGCACCGGGCGTTCTCACGATCACTTTGCCCACGATCTTGGGTGGGGACTCGTAGTAGGCCGGCCCCCACCGCCCCCCGGGCTCCTTGCCCTTGTCCCCGGCGTTCGTGTTGGCGCGACCGTCGTACTCGTCCACCTTGGACTGCTTGTCCCACACCTCGCCCAGGGGGGCGCGGCTGTTCTTGCCAACTTGGGTCTGGCCTTTCTTGGCTTTGCGGCTACCGGGCATCGGTGACTCCTCTCCGTTACGGCGTTTCGGCGCTCGATTCCCCGAACGTATCCACCCCGCCAGGCCACGTCTGCTTCCCGCCGCTCGGGGACTCGGGCATCGCGGCCGATTTCGTCTTGTAGTTGGCGCGGGGCGAGTCCGTGCCGGCGCTCTCCTGAATCTTCCCGCGCGAACCCCCCGCCTTCTTGGGCGTCTCTGCGGTGTTCAGGTTCTCCGGCTGGCGATGGTACTCCTGGCGGGGCGGGGCTTCCGCCGTGAGCGCCGCATCGTCGTAGCGATCAGGGGAGTGCTGATACTTCGACTTGCCCGCGACCCGGAGCGCGATGGCGATCGCTTGCTTCTGTGGCTTCCCATGCGCCATCTCGGTCTTGATGTTCGTGGAGATGGCCTTCCGGCTTTTCCCGGTGACGAGTGGCATCAGTCCCCCTTCTTGCCCTTGGCGGCCAAGGCTTGGAACTTCTTTTTGCCGTACTTCGCCCGGCCAATCGCCGCGGCAACGGCGCCAGGATCACGCACGTTGCCCTTGGCGGCGATCTTAGCCTTGAGCGCAGCAAACCGGCCTCCAGAGCCGAGCGGCGGTTTCTTCGCGGCATCCGAGAAGTGATCGACGCCGCCTTCCCAGATGCGGGTGAAATCCAGATTCAGGGGCGATTGCTTCGGCATGTCAGTGCCCTCCGTACCGTCGGGCGCGATAGGCTTCCAACTCCTTCGCACGCCGTTGCTCCAGGTTCGCTTGGCCCACCGTCTCCCGGCGCCAGAACCGGGGCCCATACGCTAAGGCGTCCAGCACGTCCACCCGGACGGTCCGGGGAAAGCGCTGGTACTGTTCGAGGAACTCGGCCATCGCCGGGCTCCGCGCCACGTAGAGATGTCCCTGTTGGAAATAGGGCTCCAAGTCCAAAATGCGATTCGCCTTGGCCTTGGTCCCGGGGCGTTCGACCTGCAGCGGGATGCTGACGTCCGCGGCCTGCGCCGTTCGGCGTAGGAGTTCGATGAACGCGGCCTGCTGACCCGCCAGTTCAACAATAACCTTTCGGGGGCCGTAGCGCGAGGCGTAGGCGATCACCTGCTGGATGGCCGTCAGGAACGTCTCATGCTCCGACCACGCTTCCAGGAGCAGATGCTCCCCGGAGCCGGTGGACCCCGTGATGACGATAGCCGCCCGGGCCCGGTCCTCCACGTTGGCGGTCGAGAAGCCGCCGGGGTCCACGAAGATCAGGATATCCAAGTCGGCGACCCGCACCTGGCGTTTCTTCCCGCTCATGCTCGTGAACTGGACGGTCCGGTCGTCGAGCCAGACGAACCGTTTATTCTCAAGCCAGGACATCTTGAAGACCGCCACGGCTTCGTCGGCCGGGTTGTTCTGGACTTGGCAGGCGAAGGTGGCGGGGTCCTCGAACTGCAACTTGGTCATCCGCTCCTGGGGCCATTTGGACGGGAAGGCCACGCGGCCCTGTTCCAAACCCGCCCGTTTGTAGACGGCCAAGTCCCCCACGCGGTAACAGTTCTCGACGGGCATATCGATCATCTGCCCGTCGGCGGTTTTGGCCCGGAGGGCCACGTACTGGCGGGATTCCCCGTGGCCGAACGTTTTTTCCACGAACTCGTAGGAATCGCCCATCCACCAGCGCGTGCCGACGAAGCTGATCGAGGGAAACGGCTTCGCATTCGAGGACAGGAGCTGGGGCAGGGTGTTAACCCAGCGGTTCACGCGGCCCATGACGGAGTTATCGCCGACGCGGGCGTTCTCCATGGCCTCTTTTGAGAGCATGTCGTCCACGATGATCTGATCAGGATGCAAGCCCGTGACCGTCCCGCCCTCGCCCGTCACGAAAATCGACGGCTCTTTGCGTCCATCCGTGCGACGCACGATGATCTGCGTCGCTTTCCACGTCGTATCGTTGTAGTTGTCGGGGATGAGTTCGGGAAACAACGCCCGGAGCAACTCGTTCGACTCAAACTGGCGCTTGATTTCTGAGAGGAAGAGTTTCGCATTGTCCTCCTTTTCGTTCCCCAGCAAGACGCTCGTCTCGGGATTCCGGCAGAGGGCTTGAATTGTGCCCGCTTGCGTGATGATGGTCGTCTTCCCGACTTCGCGCGGGACCAAGATGAGTTGGTAGGGCGCCGTGTCGATCAGCGGGTTACCGGTCTTCCGTTCAACGAAGCGACAGAGCAGCAGATGCTCTTGGGCCGTGAGTGGCACCTTGGGCCCGTAGCCCAAGATCACGTCTGCGAAGAAATACAAGTCGCCGAGGGCGCGCTGGCGCCACGCATGCCACTCGGGCGAGCCTTGGACAAAGCTAGTCGTCGTTGGCGCTACTCGGATGCTCTAAAAGCGGGACCGTCGTCGCTTCGATCGCGACGGGGGCGGTGAGGAACTGGGAGACTTGGGACGGCAGCAGATTGATGACGACGGTCGTGGGCTGCGGGTTCTGATTTTCCTGCCTGGAGATTTTGGGCGGGCCGACACGGTCCATCACGTCTTGGGC